TGACACCCGCCTTCTCCTTTCCGCCTTCGTCTCCCAGATCGCCATTCTGAACGGCATCGATCCGGAGACGGTGGCCAAGAACTTCACCGTTGCCCCCGCCGTCGAGCAGAAGCTTGAGGAGCGCATCCGCGAATCCAGCGAATTCCTGAGCCGGATCGAAACCGTTCCGGTCGATGCGCAGGAAGGCGACAAGGTCGGGATCGACGTCACCCGCCCGCTGGCGGGACGCACCAACACTGCCGGCGGCAACAAGCGCACGCCCACCGATCCCACCGACACCTCGGACCTCGGCCGCTACCGCTGCGAGAAGACCAACTTCGACTATGCGCTGAAGTACGCGAAGATCGACGCCTGGCGCCACCGCCCGGAATTCCAGCAAATGGTCCGCGACGTGATCCTGAGGCAGCAGGGCCGCGACCGCATCATGATTGGTTGGAACGGCATCATGGTGGCCGCTGAAACCGATCGCGTCACCTATCCGCTGCTGCAGGACGTCAACAAGGGCTGGCTCTACAAGATCCGCACTTTCGCCGCCTCGCGCGTGCTGAACGACGGCGACCTGACCGTCTACGCCAACGGGGCCAACAACCCGAACCTGAAGGCGGTCTACGTCACCGAGCAGGGCGAGCTGTTCGACGGCACCACCGGCGCCAAGACCACCGCCGAGGCCGACTACATCAATCTCGATGCGCTGGTACATGATGCGATCGAGCTGATGGACGAGTGGAACCGCGACGATACCGACATTGTCGTGATCGTCGGCCGCGATCTCGTCCATCAGAAGTTCCAGAACATCATCAACACCGCCGCCGACACCGCGACGGAGATGGAAGCGCGCGACCGCATCCTGAACCTGCCGAAACTGGTGGGCGGCAAGCGCGCGATCATGGTGCCGTTCTTCCCGGCCAACGCCCTGCTCATCACCAAGCTGAGCAACCTCAAGATCTACGTCCAGAACGGCACCCGCCGCCGTGCCTTCCGCGAGGAACCGGAACTGGATCAGGTCGCCAACTACGAAAGCGTCAACGAGGCTTACGTGGTCGAGGATTACGGCGCCTGCGCCTTTGTCGAGAACATCGTCATGGGTCCGGCGCCCGCGCGCCCGGCCGCCCCGTAATACCCGAGGGCCTTTGACGGGGGACGCTGCCGGGACAGGCGGCCAGCCCCGAGGCCAGAGAACGGAGGGGGATGTCCCGCGCCCCCTCCACCCTTTTCCCGGAGACCTGCCTTGAGCCTCGCCACCCGCCGCCGCGCCGAAGCCGCAACGATGACGCCGGATCAGCTGGCGGCCTCGGTCGAGCAGGCTCAGCCCGTCGTCACCCCGCCGGCCTCGCTGGCCCGCCGCCACCGCGCCCGCGCCCTGGGCGAACAGCACGCCGCCGCCGCGCCGGTTGCCGCGACGGCCATCGTCGCGCCCTCTGCCGGCGCCAGCGAATACGAGTTGCAGAAGGCCCGGCTCGGCGTCGATCTGCGCCGCCTGTCCGAAATCCAGTCGATCGAGCGCAAGATCGCACTGAAGCACGAGCTGCTGCCGCAGTATCGCGAATGGGTGGAAGGCGTGCTTGCCGCCGATTCCGGCGTCGAGGACTTGCTTCTCGGCTATGCGATGATCTGGGCCATCGACATCGGCGATTATGCTTATGCCCTGCCGCTCATCGAATACGTGCTGAAGCACGATCTACCGCTGCCGGAACGCTTCGATCGCACCGCGCCCACCCTGATCGTCGAGGAAATCGCCGAAGCCGCGCTGAAGCTGCTTGGCAACGCGAAGCTCGAAACCGTGGGCGACGACAAGATGGCGCCCTTCGCCACCGAGCCGGCGATCCTCGATTTCATCGTCGATCTGGCGGACACCGCCGACATGCCGGACCAGGTCAAGGCGAAGGCGCACAAGGCGCTGGGCCTGGCTTACCAGCGCGCGGGCCTGCTGATCGCGCCCGACGCCGACGGCCCTGCCGGAGCGAAGCACGGCGCATTCGTTTTCGCCCTCACCCACTTCCGCCGCGCGCTCGCGCTCGATGCCAATGTCGGCGTCAAGAAGCGCATCGAGCAGCTGGACAAGGAAGTCACCAAGCTCACCCCACCGGAGAACCAAGCATGACCACGCTCGTCACCGTAAAAGCCAACGGCCCCTGCTACCCCGCCCGGCTCGTCAAACGCGAGAAGGACGGCACCGAATCCCACAACCAGCTGATCGCGAGCGGCCACGCCGTCGAGATCTGGGTGGGAACCGATCAGACGATCACCGTGACCGAAGAATATCATCCCGAAGGGTTCGCCTACCCCTCGAACTGAGCTTGCGCCCCCGGCGCCCGGGGGGCGGACCCGGCATCGCGGCCAGCCACTGGCTGACACCACGTTGCCCCGTCCTCACCCCCCGACCCTTTCCAAGGATCTGCCTTGACCTTCGTCGCCGCCCCGCCCGCCAATCCGCCCGCCGCCGTCCTTGACGCGATCGTGGGCGATGGCTGGTATCCGGATCTGTCGATCCAGGCGTTTCGCGCCAGCCAGCGCGTGCCCGAAGTCGTCAGCCCGGCCCGCGCCCGCGACGCCCTGATCGGCGGATACCTCACGGCCGAAACCAACCTCGCCACCTGGCGCGCGGCGCAGCAGGCCGCCGGATCGACCAGTCTCGCCAGCACCGATACCCGCATGCTCGGCGGCGAATCGCGCGCGGTGCAGCTCTGGCGCCGCGCCGTTCATGCATTCGCCGCTGCCGACCTGGCGGAGACGCATGGCGATATCAGCGCCACCGAAGCCGGGCGCGATCGCACAGAGGTCCGCGCGCAGTCTGCCGGCGATCTCCGCCGCAACGGCACCGCCGCCATCCGCGACATCATCGGCACCGCGCGCAACCGAAGCCGGCTGATATGACCGCCGCCGCCCTCACCGCGCGCGAAGGCGACACGCTGGATCTGCTGCTCTGGCGCGAACGCGGCCTCGGCCCCGCCGCGCTGGCCGAAGTGCTGGCCGGCAACCCCGGCCTGGCCGCCACCGGCCCGGTCCTGCCCGCCGGCACGACGGTTCTGGTCGCGGTCGATCTCTCCACCTCTCCGACGCGCGAAGTCGTCCAGCTCTGGGACTGAACTCATGTCCGATCACATCGCTTCCGAACTGTTCGACACCGCTGCGACGGCCGCCACCGCGCTGGCCCCCAGCGCCGCGGGCGCGACGATCGCCACGATGATCAAGCGCGGCCTGTCGTGGACAGAACGCCTGGTGCAGATCTTCGTCGGTATCGTCGTCAGCTGGTATTCGCGCATCGCGATCGAGGCGATCTTCGCCCCCGATCCCTTCCTCGGCCAGTCGATCGCCTTCACCATCGGCTTGCTCGCCTGCGACGCCCTCCCGCGCCTGCGCGAACGCGCCATCGCCCGCATCGGCGAACTGCCGGATGCCGTGGCCGATTGGATTTCCCGCCGCATCGGAGGCCCGAAATGAGCGATCCGCGCAAGCCTGCCTTCGACGCGGTGCGCGCCGTCGCGCGCCCGGGCTTCTTCAACGAACCCGGCGCGATCGACGCCCTGCACAGCTTTCTCGACGCTGCCGGCGCGGCGCGCGAAACCGCGATCGTCGAAGGCATCACGCCGCGCATCCTGGGCGAGATCGTCTTTCACGAAGCCATCGTCCAGGAACTCTATTTCGACAGCCAGCGCGTAGCCACCTGGGGCGTCGGCATCACCGACGCCAGCGGCCATGACGTCGCCCGCTACAAGGACAATCCGCAGCCGATCGCCCGTTGCCTGGAAGTCTACGCCTGGCTTCTGCGCGAAAAGTACCTGCCCGGCGTCCGCCGCGCCTTCAAGGGCCAGCCCCTGACCGAGGCGCAGCTCGCTGCCGCGCTGTCGTTCCATTACAACACAGGCGCGATCGAACGCGCGGGCTGGGTCGAAAGCTGGCTGAGCGGCGATGTCACCTCCGCTCGCCTCCGCTTCATGGACTGGAAGCGCCCGCCAGAAATCATCCCCCGCCGCGAGAAGGAACGCGACCTGTTCTTCGGCGGGCGCTGGGCCGGCGATGGCACGGCGATGGTCTGGCCGGTCAAGAAGCCGGGCTACACGCCCGATTGGTCGCGCGGCAAGCGCGTCGATATCTCGGCCGACCTGGCGAGGCTGGCGGCATGATCGGCGCCGCCACCATCCGCGCCATCCTGGCAACCGGCGCCGCGCTCGCCCTGCTGGTGCTGATCGGCATCGGCGGCTGCGATGCCGTCCGCGATGCCCGCGCCGCCCGGAAACAGGCCGAGCGGGAACGCACCGCCGATCGCAATCTCGGCCGCGCCCGGCAAGTCCAGGAAGCGGCGATCATCACCAATCGAAAGGAGGTCGACGATGCGACCGCACCGATTCCGGATCAGCCTCCCAGCGCTCGCCAGCGTGCTCGTGCTTGCGTCGAGCTGCGCCGGCAGGCCGGATCTGCCCCGCCC